TGAAAGTCGGTGATTTAGTCACGCTCTCGTCTTATGCAGAGGGGTTAATAGACCTTAAGCTGTATAGCTCCTTCTGGCGCGCCGAATACTTCAACAAGAAGCCACTGATGGGTATCATCGTGGAAGAGGTAAACTGGATCTGGATTGCCAAGCCATCACAGCAGCCCTTCCGTGTTCGCTGGCTCAATGAGCCTGACCCAAGGCTGATCCCCAATGGGCGCGGAGGGAGACACAGAGAGAACTACTTCACGCGCAAGGATCTGAAGCTAGTGAGAGCCCCCAAGAAGAAAAAGACCTCTTGACATTCACTTGACAACTTTGTTATAGACAACCCCCATTAGCTTGTGGTATAATGATGGCATATCAAGTAAAGGAGATATATCAATGGCTACTAACCTTCCCAACGTAATGACTTTCGCAGACGCATGCGAAACCTTCACCACCGAGATCCTCCCAGTGATCCAAGAGCAGTATGAGCAAGACGGCGAACCCGATTGGCCCGCACGATGCGAAACATGGAGCAACTGGACAGATAGCCTGTGTGAAAACAACCAGATCAGCGATTGGCAATGTGAGAACTGGTCACACCCACCCTGCAACGGTTGACATTCACTTGACAACTTTGCTATAGACAACCCACAGAATCCTGTGGTATAATGTGCTCACATTCAAACAAAACAAGGGAAAGAATGACCAACGAAGAACTGCAAAGCAAGCTATCTGAACTTAACACACAGGCGAACGCCGCCCGATCCACAGGAGATCGCGATCTTTACGATGATCTCGTTGATCAAATGATCGATCTTGAAAATGCCTATCTTGATGCTGGCGGCGAACTGCCACCACCAGCTTATCGCTCTTGACATTCTCTTTACAACTTAGCTATAGACAACCCTACTTATTTTGTGGTATAATACTCTCGTATTCACAAAGAACCACACACCCAATCCAAGGATAACATCACATGTCAGTTGATTTTAAGACATTCCTCTCTATCGCCCCTCACATTCTCGACCAGAAGCTCCCCGTGTTAGTTCGCGGACGCCACGGTGTTGGTAAATCTGAGGTGGTTTATCAGATCGCCGCATCGCGCAATCTTCCTATCGTCGAGCGCCGCGCTTCACAGATGACCGAGGGCGATCTTCTCGGCTTGCCAGATACGTGCGATACTGCTATCAGCGGACGCAAAGCAACCACATGGAATGCGCCTGATTGGATGGTAACCGCTTGCGAGCAACCTGTCCTCCTGTTCCTCGATGAAGTAGACCGCGCGACCTTAGAAGTCCGTCAGGGGCTCTTCGAGCTTACTGACAGCCGCAAGATCAACGGGTGGAAACTTCACCCTGAGACTCTGATCGTTGCTGCTGTTAACGGTGGCGAGCATGGCGCACAATACCAAGTTGGCGAGATGGATCCCGCCGAGCTTGACCGCTGGACTGTGTTTGATGTCGAGCCTTCGGTTGAAGATTGGCTTGGCTGGGCGAAGGATAGCGTCGATGAGGTTCTCTGGGACTTCATTAACCACAACCGCACCCACTTGGAGCATGCTGGCGAGTTCGAGCCTAACAAGGTTTACCCTTCACGCCGTAGCTGGAAGCGTTTCAATGACGTTGCAGTCCCTACGGGGGCCTTCACACAAGACGGTCAGAATGGCGAGCTTCTCTATAACCTCGCGACTGCGTTTGTTGGCTTCGAGGGCGCTGTAGCTCTCAAGGACTTCGTTGAACGCTACGAGTGGCAGGTTTCGGTTGAGGATCTCCTTGACGATGGCGACTTTGCGCGCACCACAAACTGGGGCATTAACGACCACTGCGCTATGATCGAGAAGATCGAGGCATGCGGTCGGTTGTCTGAGGCTCTTACCGAGACTCAGGTTAGGAACGTAGCCACCTACTTCTGTAGCTTGCCATCTGAGGCGGCTATGAAGCTCTGGGCTGTGCTTGGAGAGGCTGACTGCATCGAGAACGTCATCGCGATTCACAAGGCAGAGTCAGCCAGTGGTCGCTCTGTGAGTGATGCGCTTGTCGAGATCCTTGAGGGGCAAGGATAAGCCCGTGAGAGATCTAAGGGCTGGCGACCTCCTGATCAGGCATGGCGATAATCGCCCTGTGCTGGTCGCCGAGGTTCTGGTGAGCCGCAGACCCAAGTACGGCAATACGGTCGAATACAGGAAGGTCTACAGGCTCCTAGACGGTGCCAGCGATACCTCACGGTGGATCAAAGATACTGAGATCGCCGTAAAGTACAGACTCCCCACTCCTTGACATTCACTTGACAACTTAACTATAGACAACCACACGATTTGTGTGGTATAATACCTTCGTATTCAGCACTTAGGAGCCCTCAACATGACCGACTCACCCAAAAAGACATATGACCTTAACGCCGACGTAGCGCGTCTTCTTATGCGTGAGCCGTTCTTCGCCTCTCTTTCGAGGAGGATCGACAAGACACGAACGACCACGATCCCAACGGCAGGTGTGAGGATCAATAAGGAGCGCGCACAATTCGAGCTTCTCTATAACCCTGAGTTTATGGGTGCGCTGAAAGACGAACACAAATTGGGTGTTCTCAAACACGAGTTCTATCACATTATCTTCGAGCATGTAACTGGTCGTGCGCCGTCTGGTGGGATGAAGAAGATCGACAACATCGCGATGGATCTCGCGATTAACGGTCTACCAGACATGCGCAACATTCTACCACGTGAAGGCGATGAAGGCCCACTTGTAGATGGTCAGCCTATGCTGGCATGCATGCCTGAGATGAAGCCGTTCGAGGATCTCCCTTGCGAGAAGTCATACGAGTGGTATCTTGCCGCGTTGAGAGACAGACAACCAGAGGAAGAAGAGGGTGAAGGCGGCGAAGGCGGTGAAGGCGGCGACGGACTGCCTCGCGAGTTTGATGATCACAGTGCCTTCGGCGAGGGCGATGGATCTGACGCAAGTAATGAGATCGCCAAGGAGCGTCTCAAGAAAGCCGTTAAAGAAGCGGCTGAAGAAGCGATGAAGGCAAACAACTGGGGCACAGTATCGGCTGGAACGCGCCAAGACATCATTGAGCGCATCACTCCAAAGGTTGACTGGAAGAAGGTGCTTCGCTACTTCGTGAAGACCACGCAACGCTCCGACAAGACCTCTACCCCTCGGAAGCTCAACAGACGCTTCCCTCGCGTCCACAGTGGCAAGAGAGTTCGTCGTCATGCCCGCATCGCGATTAGCATCGACCAATCTGGCTCTGTTGATGACAAGATGCTCGCCGCGTTCTTCTCAGAGCTTAACAAGCTGGCGAAGATCGCAGAGTTCACTGTCGTGCCTTTTGATACGCGAGTTGCCGAGGACAAGGTATATGTTTGGAAGAAGGGCAGAGCCCACAAGACCGAACGTGTCCTAACAGGCGGAACGTGCTTTGACGCACCGACCAAGTATGTCAATGAACAGAACTTCGACGGACACATCATTCTGACCGACTTGATGGCTCCTAAGCCCATCAGAAGCAACTGTCAGCGCATGTGGATGACCACTAAGCACTACGCCGCTAACCCATACTTCCAGACCAATGAGCGAGTAATCGCCATTGACTGCGACTAACCCCACAGGAGCATCAAAATGTCCCAACCACCCAATACCCCACGCTGGTACAAACACATGACTGTGGGCTCTCTGGTGCGCCACAAGCGCCTTATTGATAACCCTGTCGGAATAGTGATCGATCACTTTATGTGGGATGGATACTCTGGTGGCCTTGAGGTTAAGTTCCTCAAGCCCTACACTAAGGGATCTACTGGCACTTGGCCAAGCATGTCAGATCGCTATGACTCGTGGGAACTGGTTGATTGACAATCACTTGACAACTTAGTTATAGACAGTCGTGCTGATCTTGTGGTATAATACCCTTGTATTCAGCAATAGGAACCCAATACATGACACAACGAATCTCTTGGAAAGCCCGCTTCTCTTCTCTTCTCGCAGGGGAAGGCTTAAACTCTTACGACCGCAACGTGATCGAAGACATGAAGCGCGGGTATGATCGCCGTGGATCTGGCTACATGAGCCCAGCCCGCAAACGCTATTTCCTTGGCATCGAGGAGCGCGCCGCTGCAACGACCCTCGCGATGGAGCAGAGAGCGGCACAGGGCAAGTCTGACCTCGCAATCCGCCTTGAGAACGTGCAGGGCTACATCACCGACGATTCCTCATGGGCCGCTGGGTTCGTTGAGAGCCTGATTGAACAGGAGCGCCAACGTGGAAGCCTGTCATCCAAGCAGATGACAACACTATCCAAGATCGAGAGCGAGAACAACGCAGACACCGTTATGGCAGAACGCGATTGGTTCGCCCGTTTCGCTACAAGCCAAGAGCTACAGCTTCAATGGCACCGCGCGATGGTCTACTACAGAGCAAACAGCCCCTACCATGCTGGACATGTTCAGAACTGGTTCAACTTTGGAGAGTTGCCCGCTGGTCGCGTAGGCACAGAGTTCGCGCCGATTGACGCGCCATCACACAAGGCGTTCAACAAGGTCATCGCCAACAACTACATTCAGAAGGTGCTGGCTGGCTATACAGCGCCTCCTGCGTTCGAGGCTGGGGCGATGGTAGCATTGCGCGCGTCGGCTAACTTCACTGCTCAGAGCAAGACAGCAGGTCGCCCCTGCGTTGTCATGACTAACGAGCTTGACATCATCACAGCGAGCAAGGGCAACCGTCGCTATCGCTTGTTGCCTGTTGGCTCGACGCAGACCTTCGAGATCCAAGAGAAGCACATTAAGAGCTTCAAACTACCTAAGAACAAGAGAAAGAAGAGAGGATAAAATGGGACAAGTAATAAACATGTCGGAATGGCGCTCGAAAGCACAAGAAGAGCCACAGCCGCAACCCGCGCCGCCCACACTCACAGAGTCAGAAGCAGAAAGGTGCGATTTGCGCCGCAAGCTGAGATATTGCTTGCTTAGGCTATGGACTCTTCAGGAGCCAGACCTAACCAAGAACAACCGAGAACTCCACGTGGAGTGGTTCAGAGAACTAGTCAATTGGGTTTATTCGGACGAGGAGCCCCATGGGAAAAGAGGGCTATAACCTCCGCGTTGGTATGCTCGTGAGGATCAAGGAAGGAACCCACGACGCAGCACTACCAGAGAGCCGCACAGGGCTGCTTATGGCTCGGCATGAGGACTTGGCTCACTACACCGACCGCGCGCCAATAGAGACGAATGTGTGGCGTGTGCAGTTTGTCAACGGCAAGAGCTTGATGTTTCACGCTATGTACATCGAAGTGATTAATTCGTGAGAACAGAGTAATTATTATTAGAGAGGGAGAGAATAAAATGGAAGAAGAAAACAACACAACATCAATGGAAAGAGCTTACCAGACCATGAACAATATGGCCTCAGCCATCACAGTGCAATCGAAGCTACTGGAGATCCTGAGTGGTGCATCAGTACCGCACCCACTTTATGGTACATCATTAACTCACGACGAGCTTCTTGCTCTGTTTACTGACTCGTTCGCTCTTAGTGAAGTGGGAGAGGCTTAAAAGTATGAAGCCGACCGTGGTATCTGTCAACCCTGCGCTCTTTACCTCGCCGAGTGGTCAACGCTACGCCGTTGCTGGCTCTGTGTGGGTTCCTGTCCCTGTTGATACGACACGGGATAACATGGGGCGCTTCGTAACGTGGGAGCCGTCAGAAGCCAACCCAGCACCCTCGACAAACTTCCGTGAATGGTCGGTGAAGGGAAGCAAAGGCAACACTTATTGTGTTGTTGAACGCGGCGGATCATGGGGTTGTTCGTGTGTTGGGTACGGCTATCGCCGCAAGTGCCGACACATCGACGAGACAAAGAAGAGGATTACAGCAGAAGAGGGGAAGTAAGACAAAAATGCTTGACCCAAAATTTTTACTGCTTAACACATTAATGGCTACCACATGGTGGCTTTGGACAAGATCAGGAATGAAGAAGATACAGAAAAGATGGGACGATAGGAAGGTCAACTTAGAAGCCCAGTTTGGCAAGCACTACGAGCGCGTAAGGTGCGCCGATGGCTTCAGCATGAGCGTACAAGCGGGGATTTCCAGCTATTGCGAGCCACGCGAGAGGACAGGGCCATACTCAAGGGTTGAAGTAGGGTTTCCATCATGCGGAGACTATTTACTAGAGCCTTATTTTGATGGTGACAGCAATACCGAGGACATGACAAAAGGCGTATACGCATGGGTTCCTGTTCAGGTCGTTACCAACGTGCTAGCGAAGCACGGAGGCATGGTAAGCGGAGAGGTGCCCGAAGGTGTTATTCCGCTAACCGCCGCAAGTCACGAGAACACATAAATAATGGAGAGCCAAACATGATAAAGTTAATCGACATCGACAGAGTAAGAGAAGAGATTGGAGACAAGAAAGCTCAGAGACTTGGATTCTTAAGAGAGTACACAAACGCTATGATAAACATGGCTCGGTGCAATACCGTAGAGGGTAGCCAAGAGCTAACACAGTGCTTGATTGAAGCCAACGAGATACTAGCAGAAGCAGGATTGGTATCCAGCCGATGAAACATTGGAAGCCATGGTTCTTCGAGAACAGCAGATTGCCCACAATCCTATCCAAGATTGCGCCCATTAACATATGGGCGATAAGCATAGGGCCGTTTGTATGGTGCAAGGGAACACTGAGCGAGACAGATAAGATACATGAGACAATACACTATCAGCAACAGCTAGAACTGCTGTTTGTTGGGCAGTGGTTGTTATACCTCTTGTTCTATGCCGTGGGCTTCATGAAGTACAGGAACGGCATGCTAGCCTACCTGCACAACCGCTTTGAAGTCGAGGCATATAATAACGAGAGCAATAAAGATTATTTAATCACAAGACGGAGGTGGAGTTGGATTAATGAGCGAGAGTTAAACAAAAAAGATTAATAAAAGGTTACAGAATGTTAATACTATTGGGTATTGTATTATTCCTTATTATAAGTAAATGAATAAACAAATCATCTATAAAGACTGAGTGGTGGAATCGGTAGACACAAGAGACTTAAAATCTCTCGCTCCATTATGAGTATGAGGGTTCGATTCCCTCCTCAGTTACCTTAGCTTTTCTTATTGTATTATTGTATTATAATGCGGTGGGTATGCTGTGGGTCAAAGTGGTGTGTTGTGGAGTGTCGTGGGATCCTGTGGGGCTAAAGGCATAAACTGTATTGATAGTTTAATGTATTAGTACCGATAGTGTCGATAAAGCTGCGGTGGAATGATGGTGTGCGGTTTTAGGGTCTTAGTACCATCACGAGCAACCAATTGCAAGCACATTATTCACTGCATTATAAGTATTAAATGCATCACGCAAACGCCTTATTAAATGTATTTAATGTATTAAAGTATCGCCGTCAGTGTCGTGTGCAATGCTGTGTGCATGTCGTGGACAATGCTAGCAATGCGGTGGGGATTGACGGCATGCTGACGATTTGCTGGCGTTGTGCTGGTATTTACTAATACTTTTATTGATCTCGCGAGAATTAACGTATTTTTAAACTGTAATGATCTCGCGTACTTAGTTAACCTTTGCCTTATAGGGACTAAAAGTATACACTATGATCTCGCCGTATCAAAAGCTATCCACCCACAATGCCATCAATAACCGTATTAAAATGTATTCACCCACACATCAATAAATAAAAACATTTAAAACGTATCACATTGTATACGGTGAAAGGGCCGAGAGCAATAAATAAAATAATAAACTTATCCAACAGGAGGATAAACATGCGACAGAGAATAAAAAGATTAATACATAAACCCATAGACCATTCAACTACAGCACTTGCGACAGTTGCAATCTTCGGCATGGTATACATCGCTTGCATCCCTTACTTGCTAGGGAAACGCACAGCACCACCATCACATGACCCAATAGACTTTTAATGTGCGAGAGCAATACAAATAATAATACTATTAATAGAACTAATAACGTATCAACATAAACATTAATTGCTTGAGGGTAATACTTATTATAAACATTAATAAATAAACATAAAACATTAATACTTTAAAGCTTTCGAAAACCTTAATGATTGCAAGTGTTTATACCCCCCTCCTCCCCCCTATCGGAATATAGGTTCCATATAAGTATTATACGTATCAGGGCGACTAAGTACGTTCAGTAGCACGGCTAAAAATTCCCAGAATAAAAAAGCCAAGAGTTAACCGTTTTGACCGCACTATTTAGGTTTAGAGACGAGAAAGGAGACAGCCGCAATGAAAGCCACGAAGATTACAGTACAACAGTTACACGAAGTAATAGAGGAAGCAGTCAAGGACATGCTAGCAGAGAAAGGCAACGAGTATGCCATCTGCACTGCATCGATTGCCAAGACTGCCGGCAATAGTAAGCGAAGTGAATGGTCTGACGCAGCCGAAAAGCGCTATGAAGATTGCAAAGACGAAGTAAAGAAAGAGTCGATGCAGGGGATCTCCGAGGGGGGAGTGGGTGAAGTAGCGGAGAATGAAGGGTTACAGCAGTCGATTAAAGACGTTGTGATTGCAACGATTAAAGCTAGCACCGGTGGGAGCGATGTTGATGAGGGTATTGTTGATGCCAGCATTAAGCAAATGCTAAGCGGTTTGAGAATGATCGGCGCATAACCACCGCGAAGGAAGGCTTTTCATTTTGGCACCCCTATCTACTATGTGGGAGAGGGCAAACTAACACGCGTAAAATGCAGACTTGTTTCTATAGTTGGTGATGAGAACGTATTGTTGTGCCCCGCATGTGGAGCAGCCATTGAGTGGAGGTGCATGTCATCAACGGGATGGGCACGATGCACGAAGTCCCCTAGCGCCACGAGGTCCTTCACGCGCGGGCAGCGACTATACTTCTGCTTCTGGGAAGGGGATTGTTACAGGAGGAACGACGGGGTGGTGGAGATCACGTGGTACCGCGAAGGATACTTTGCTGATCCATAGCCTTTGCTAGGTTTATGCGGCTCCTTGTTGACAAGTTACAGCGAGTATGTTATTATAAGATAATGGAACTACGTGATTTTAGTATTGGTGACCTCGTGCGTTGGTATGGTTGCGACCCTCATGGGATTGTGACGGAAAGCTCATTGGCGATAGTTGTGTCGCAAGGCAGTCAAAAGTTTGCTGCGGATCTCATCTCGCCGGCTGTTATCGATGTGCTCCCAGATGATGCTTACATCTCCTACATTCGCGATCAGTACCGGGTTTACCTTTTTGATAGAAAGAGCCTTGTTTGGTGTCACTGTACTGAGTTAAAGCTGATCTCTCCAAAAAATGGTGGTTCTACCAATGATGAGGCACAAAATTCTTCATAATAGTGCGAGCTAATCAGCAAAAGCAAACTATTTATGGTATGAGCAGTAAACTAACAATGCAAAAGATCAGAACCTTGGTGACTGAGGAGCTTTCAAAAGCTGACAAAGCCGAGATAAAGCGAATCGCTGGAAAGGAAATTGACAAAAAACTTAAAGCGGAACTATCTAAGGCTGTTAAAGAGGAAGTTGCGAAGGCTCTTAAAAACAAAGCAACAAAGGAGGAGATCGGCGAGATCTCCAAAACAATTATTAAAAAGCTCTATAAGGATCTGTCGATGCATCATCCTTATATCATCGACAGGATCAAGGTTTAGAACAAGATATGACTTCAACATTTGGGATGCCGGCATTAGATGATGCTGGTCTTATGGAAAATTTTAGCGCAGATTATACGATTGGGGGATTATACCCTGATGCAACTGTTGGATGCTTAATAAGGGATCTGTCTGAGAACGACATGTCACTTGGTTATGTCATTCGAATAGATAAGGCTTCTGGCACAATGTGTGTTGGATTCCCTAAATTCGGTTGCAACAAATGGATTAAATGGAAAAATTTTGGGCACTATGAGACAGTGGTTTTATAGTCAACTACTTAGGTTATTTAACTGGGAGATTTGAGAAATGAACTCTAAACATTTTATCTTTGGCGCGTCGGTTGTTGCCGGGTTGGGACTATACTCTGTAGACTTCTCTGGTCGCAGCCTTCAGTCCACGTGGAGTGAAGAGACGACTCTATATGACGCTTTAAGAGTGGATGCCCTTACTGAAGGGACAACTTTAGCCGACATCGTTTTTATGCCAAATGGAACATGTCAGATTCCGGAAATGTCTACTATTGATGTTGCAAATTACAAAGATTATGTGCGGGCATGCTTGAATAACCGCCGTTTGAGGTATCAGGTTAATTAATCCTGTCGTGACCGCTGTGTGCTGTTCTATTTATAAGCATGCAGGCAAGCACAATAACATTATCAGTCGGTGATCTTATCATTGACCACATCAACGGGGTCGTGGGGTTCTTGGTTGAGATTGAGGACTATTCTAAGGAAGGGCATCTCAGAATTAAGTGCTGGCGTGTGTTTTGGGTCGGAGAAAAGATCCCCGCCGGAGATGCCTATCAGTCTTGGACGGAAATTGGGCTTATAAACATAATAGAAGCTGGTAGTTTCGAGCACAAGCCGTCGCGGACAATGGGTGTATGCCCATGAGCGCCGAACTTGAACAACTGAGAGACCTAACAGAGCACATCCACTTGAATGTTGGAGATGTTATTGTGGATCTGATTACCGATTATGCCGGGACGCTTATAAAGAAGGTGCGCCACATTAGTATAGAATACGATGACGTCTATGTCTGGGAGATAAGGTGGTTTGAAAACGGAGACCCGCATCTAAGACCTGCTGATTATCTTGAAGAAGAGGGAATGAAATTATCAATAGTTGCAGGTACCTATGAGTGGTGCTCTGTTAAGAGAGATTAATAACAGCCCTTATGTTGATAGTTTTTTAAAGGGTCTGTCCGGGACACACTATTTATTATGTACATAATAATAAGGATCCCGTTATGAAAATTTTAAGCTTTTTGTTTTTAGCCCTCTTCCTCTTGCCCACCGCACAAGCTAACGACCCCAGCGCAGCAGTTAATGACCTGCCACGCACAGTCGAAATTAGCTCCAACATGTCAAGCCTCGAAACCAAAGTAAGAGGAGCTGCAGTTAGAGTAATCACAGCCGGCGGGGGACACGGAAGCGGCTCGCTGGTGCAGTATCATGACATGCAATTGATTCTGACGGCACAGCATGTTGCGGACGAACCAGTTGGAACAGCGTACAGGATCATCCGTGGACACGCTATGGGCGAAGCCTATCTAATCTACTCAAACGATGAACAAGACATAGCAGTTCTATGGGTTAGGGTACCGTTTCCAAATGGCGCCATCAGATGGAACCCAAGCCGAGAGATTGCCCCAGTTGGCACTGAGATTACTTATTCTGGATACCCATCCTTCCATAGCCTAATGTCATTTAGAGGACGCGTAGCGGGGTTTGAGACGCGCAGAAATGGCAATGTCAACATCATGCTTCACACATTTGGCTACTTCGGCTGCTCCGGGTCGTCGATTTACAACAGCGACGGTGAGATTGTAGGCATTTTGTGGGGAATTGACAATGGAAGAGACGGAAGTTCGATCCCCAGTATGGTATGGGTGTCCCCCATACAAAACCTTAATTTAAGAAATGCGCTTATGAGCGTTTGCACGTCGGTTCCTGAAGGTACTTTTCGTGCATGCCGGTGAAAATACTGATAAAACGTCCCCCAGTAGCAGGAATTGTTGTTTGTATTGACTCTAGAGATAGGTTTTTACTATTGCGAAGGTCTAATGTTGATGAAAGAGTTGGGCAATGGACCATTCCTGGGGGGAAAGTGGAGAAGTCTGATGCATCTTATATAGCTGGTGCGCAGAGAGAACTCCGTGAGGAGACCGGTTTGGACGCTAAGCTTTCGGATCTGCAGTATATTGGTATGCCAAAGCCTGAAAAGTATTATTATCTGGCTTTGGAATGGGAGGGCGAGGTGAAGATTGACGTACCTAACCCAAAAACTAGCATTATTGAGCATGATGATTATAAATGGGCGACTATTAAAGAGATAAAAGGATTGGATAATAGCGAAATACCAATCTATTTATTGGAAGAAGCGTTAGAAATTTACAAGGAATACAAAAAATGAGATTTTTACTATTGGTCGTTGCCTTTTTTAGTGGATTTGCGCATGCAGACCCCCCTGAAGCATCTGGGGATGTTGAAATTCGTTATCGGGCTCGGACTGAAATCGATTTTGAAGGTGTGGACGTTGCTGGTGAGCTTGTAAGACCCCAAGGGTCCTTGATTCTTGATAGAAAAAAGGGCGCTTTCAATCCCTTGATTAGATTAAGGGAAGAATTCAACGAAGAAATCACAGATTCATCTAGATTAATCAGATAGGGCACAAATTAATGGCACTTAAAATTAGAATTGGCAAAAAAAGCCCTAAATTACGCATTGATGAGTCGAAAAAGCGCACAATTGTTGAAAATACGCTTATACAAGAGCTTGAAGAGGATGAATTAGAACACATCCGCGCCACTCTTGACAAGATGGAAGACGATCCAGACTCGGTTGCCTTCCGAGAGTTGTTCAATGACAAATTTCGTCGGA